ATGCTTGATTCAGGTGATCTGGAGTTTGTGAATGAACGATAATAAAAGACCTGATTTTCTTGGTGGGCTATCATTTGAAGCCGTAAACTACGGAGCAAAGCATAAATATGATGTTGGAGATATTGTTTATGATTTTTCCGGCGATCCGCTAGAGTGCGAAGAAGAACAACTTATGACAAAGAGTATTTCGGCTGGTGTCGTAATTGGGATGAAAATGGAAATCTTTTCTTGCTTGAAGAGTCCAACCATACACACCACCGATGAAGAATGGAAGGAAGTAACATATTGGATTTATCTTGTTAGCTGTATAGGATCCACAAAAGAAGAGTGGGTGGCTGAATACGAACTGTTTTCAAATCCACTTGTAGCATATAGTAAGTTGAAAGATGCTATTGAATCAGACGTGGAATACTGGGAAGTAAAATTATCAAAATAACAATAGTTGACAAATAAAAATTAAAGACTTAAAATCGAAAGCATAGAAACATAGGAGTTCGATAACGAGACCTATCCCTTAACCGGGATAGGTCTTTTTTTATGCTTATGATACAAACAGACTATATATACACAGAAGCAAGAATCTCAAAGAGTATTGTCGGTGAACAATGGGAAACCGATGAAGCTGGAAATCCTATTATTATAATTGAAGCTTCAAATGAGAATCTTGATTTTGAGGGTGAGAAAGTTCTCAGATCTGCCCTTATGAAATCAGAACCTTATTTTCTCCAAAATGGTGTTATCTCATATGATCACAAACACCTTCCTTCTCCCGACAACTTTAATTGGGATCCTGAATGGAATGCTGAAAAGTATATTCTCGGTAAACCGTTGTTAGTATGGGAAGGTAAAAGCGATACAGGAGATAAGGCAGTTTTCGTAAAAGCTGTTCTATCCAGATCAAACGCTATCGCAAAAGAGATAATAGGAAAGCTTGCAGATGGTATTGGTACTGTAAAAGCTTCTGTTGGCGGTCGTAAGGTTAAAAAAGCCTTAAAGATGGATACCGCGACATACAAAGAAACTCCTACAATTATCGGTGTAAACTGGGATGAGGTCGCTTTGACCTATAAACCTGTCAATCAAACCCTGGGAGCTACTACACTTTGCCCGAAAGACTTTGTGAAGTCTCTTACTGTTGGATCAGAAAGTAACCCTGCAGAAATGAAGGGCGGTAATACACTCCAGGCTCAATCATTAAAAGAGAAACCCATTTATACTCTTTTAACAAAAATGAAGAATAAAGAAATAATAAAAAGTTGTGATGCAATTACTCATCTTGTGAATTCTGGTTACTCGAAAGAGAAAGCCGGAAGTGTCCTCAAGGTGATAATAAATAATTATTTAGGAGATATCATGGACGGTAACGAAAATGTCACTGACACAATTGAAACTGTCACTGATGACCTTGAAAAGGCTATAAAAGTCCTTGAGGGCGATGGTGACACTCTTGCGAAAGGAATGAGCAAGATGAAAGAAGATGGTACATATGCCAAGAAAAACGGCCATATGTATATGAAAAAAGCTGATGGATCATATGAGAAGATGGATGAAGATTCACCTGATTATGACGGCGACGACGATGATGATGACGAAAAGGTTGAAAAATCTATGGATCTCATCGGAGATGACGTTGTGGATGCAACTGAAGTTATTGAGTCTATGGAGAAATCTATAAAAGAACTCAATACAATGGTTAAGTCTATGGCTATAACCATTGAAGCTCAGAGCGGACTTATGAAGTCTATCGGAAAAGCTACTCTGGAAGATTCAGCAATGCTGAAATCAATTGCCGGAACTGCTCAACCGAGACAGACTACAAACGGTGTGAATGTTCAGCCGAGATTTCAGAAATCTCAAATCGACAAGCTGAAAAATATGGATGCTGGAATGATGTTAAAGTCTCTCCAGGATGCCGGTGTTGATGAGAACACTATTGCTTCTGCAAATTTCTACCATAGAAAAGGCGGAATAGCTAATGTTGTTCAGAATCTCCCTCAGCTTACAGAAAAACTTGTGAAGGAGTCGTAAGATGGATGTATACGATAACGCAATAAACAACTTTGGCTTTGGCGGTGGTATGTCCGTTGGTAACGTGGATGCCTCAGAACTGTCCAAAGCTTTGACTGCCGGTGATTCAGCGAATCCCGCAGCTATGGGTACTGGTGGAAACACACTCCAGTACGAATCTCTTGAAGCTCAATTGATTTCTGCTCTTGCAGAAAGAGTTGAAGACTTTAAACTGATGAAACTGCAGCCTAAGAACTCTGTAGGGTCTACTGTACACCAGTACACTCAAGCTGTTGATTCTGGTTCTTATGAAGGACTTGGAACAGCGGAACTGGGAGCTCCTATTGAATCTTCTTCTGAATTTGCCAGAATTACTCGAAACATCAAGTATTTCCAGACAAAAAGAGAAGCTTCTATTCAGTCAAACTCTCTTAACCCGATCGTCGGGGGACTGAATGGTGAAGCTGTAGAAGAAAGACTCGGAACTCACGTAATGTTGAAAGGTACTGAATACTACTGTTTTCATGGTGATGAAGCAGTAACACCAAACCTTCCTTCTGGATATCCTGCTCAGATTAGATCTGAAGCTTCCCAGAACGTATTTGATATGGCTGGTCTTAAGATCTCCGATGCTGGTGGTGACACTAAAATCGAAGAAGCTGTTGGATCAATCTATGAACAGGGTGGAGAAATCTCTGATATCTTCTTTCCTCCTGCGGTTGCTCTCGACTGGCAGAATCTATTGAAAGACAGACAGAGATTCAATGAAAGCTCAAATGTAGCTGGTATGAACATTTCAATGTACCAGACAATGTTTGGTCCTGCGATTAATATTGCCGGAAGAGCTGGAATTGATAAAATGTACAAGGTTAAAACAAGACCTGTCCCATCTTCTCTTTCTACTCTCAGACCTACCGCTCCAACTTTTGCTCTTGCAGCTCAGGCTACAACTGGTGGAACTGGATTTACCGCATCTACAGCCGGTACTTACCGATATACCGTATTTGCTATTGATTCTTCTGGACTTATTTCTGCCGCCGCTACCGAAGCCAACCTTGCGCTTACTGCTGCACAAGAAGCAGAAATAACAATCACTCGTGGTGCTGCTATTGGTGGCGTTTATGCTTCTGGTTACATCGTATGTCGTGGTAAAAAAGATGTTACAACTGGTCTTGATGTTCGTGAAATGTACAGAGTCGCTGCAAGTGGCGCGGCTACAACTGTTCCTCTTGATCAGAACGATGAATATCCTGGAACTGCAGAAATGTTGCTCTTGACCTCAAATGGCGTTGAAAACACATATCAGTTTGATTCATTCCTTGATATGAGAAGATTCAACCTTGGAGCTACAAGAGCTTCTATTCCGTTCCTACTGATCTGGTACGGAACTCCTGACCTTAAGATTGCGAAGTTTAACGGAATCGTTAAGAATGTCGGACATGCCGGAGTTGACGGCTGGTTCTAAAAAATAGGAGAGTCCTTCGGGGCTCTCTTTTAGGAGATGAATGATGAATTACAAAGATAGACTAATGCAAAGTTTCCCTATTTTTTCCCAGATGTTAAAAAGACAGAAAATACAAGCTCAACTGGTAATTGCCGGAGGAGCCGCTGGAGATCTTTCTGTTACTGGAATAAAGAAAGGTGATGACGTTATAGGAGCATTAAAGCTTCCAGCAATAGAGAATGTTGCTATTGTGGGTGGAGCTGCCGGTGATTTAACAGTCACAGGTATCACTACTGCTGATAGATTGGTCAGTGTTATCAATCTAACCGATGGTGTTGATTTGACAAGTGAGTTCACAATCAGCGCAGACGATACAATCAATAATACTGGTGGTACTTCAAGCGCCGCTGATCAGGTTCAAGTTACATATGAAAAAGCTTCTGAAGATCTTGCTTCGGAATTCTCTGTTGTAGACGATGGCGTTATCAATAATGCCGGTGGAACTGCTTCAACAGGATTTAGCTTGCTTGTAACGTGGACACAATGGGCTTCAAGATAATAGGGGGAAATTATGGATCTTAGTGAAATGACTTTTGAAGAGGCGAAAATTCTTGCAGACAGTATTGATGGTTTCAAATATCATCCAAACAGCAAAGAGGAGACTCTGAAAAAGAATTTGTCTGAGTATATTGAAAATCATCCTGAATGTATTGCCGATGAATCGGAAAAGGCTCCTGAAGCGGATAAAATCCCTCCCGAAGTTAAAAAGCCTACGAAAAAGGATGAAAACATAATGATACAGTCCGATTATAGAGGGGAAATATCCTCTTCATGCGGAATTGTAGACTTTGGTGAAGATGGTGTTGCAGAAGTAACTCCAGAACAAGCAGAGGTTTTTTTAAGCCTTGAAGGATATGATAAGTGTTAACAGCCACTCAAAGTGGAAACAATATTATATTAAAAATCTCTAATACCAGCAATTATTCTCTCGAAAGAAAGTTTAATACTGGTTTATGGGAAGCGTGGGACGGCTCCTCTTGGGGAGGTGTCCCTGTTAACCTTAATCTCGAAAACTTTTCTGATTATGACCTCGCTGACGGGGTTTATCAGTATAGATATATAACTGCAGAAACCGTCTATTCAAACTGTATTCCTATCGGGTCCGGTGCTGTTGGATGGACTTTTGGAAACTACACTGTCCCTGATGGTTTATTTGGGGAAATTTTAACTAGTGATGATATGAAGTACACGATGCTATGGGGAATGGACACTACAGCATCTAATGGACAAGCTTGGACAGAAGAACAATCGAAATTTATGGTTGAATCATCGGTGTATCAGCTTGAAAAAGCGTTAAATATAGATATCTTTCATAGAGAATATTATTCTGATGATATAGAAAATGACTCTATAGAAGAATCGAAATCTATTATTAAGGAATCTGCATATCCAAACAGAAGAAGAACAAAATTCAACCTCAGAGCAAGGCATAGACCAATTAGAGAAGTTACTCGTCTTGATCTGTATTCTCCAACAGATGACAAAATAATTAGCTTAATGCCATGGTTACGAACTGACCGGATAAACGGGAAATTTCGTATATATCCCAAGCAGGGAAAATTATTGAGTTATACAACGAATTCTCTTCCATGGTTAACCATTATTGGGAATTTAGATTATCCCGATGCTTATCATATCGATTACAAAACAGGGTATAAAACAGCAGAAGTTATTCCAGAAGATTTAAGGGAAATTATAGGTAAAATTGCAGCTCTTAAGATGCTCAACGTGATTGGTGATGGCCTTCTGGCGGGGTTTTCCTCCTCTTCTCTATCCCTAGATGGACTATCTGAGTCTTTCAGTTCTACGCAATCGGCCACAAGCGCCTTCGCGGGAGCCAGGATAAAAGTCTATGCTGATGATGTAGAAAAGTATATTTTAGAAAACAAAAACAAATACGGGAACTTCAGGATAGGGAGCTTCTAATGATCCTTTCAGAAACAACTCCCGAAAAGCATAGAGGAATAAAATGGTCAACATCAGAGATCATAACTCTGAAGTCTCTTTATTTAAGTGGTCTTAATGTACTAGAAATATCTGAAAATACAGGTAGAACGATTTCTGCTGTTCAACATAAGATTAAAGATTTAGGATTAACCGATAGATGCCGAAGATGGACAGAGCACGAAATAGCGCAAATTGTAAAATTAAGAGATGATGGTAAATCGTTTAAATCTATAGCTGAAATTATGAATAGATCAGAGAGGGGTCTACAATCTAAAATATTAAGACATAAAAACCCTCCTCTTAAAAAAGAAAGATCCTCTAAATCACCTAAAAATAATAGAAGAGTCTATTCTGTAGATGACTCCTATTTCGCTGTAATCGATTCTCAGAAAAAAGCGTATTACCTTGGGTTTTTAATGGCCGATGGTTATGTAATAGATAAAATCAACGCCTCAAGAGGAAAATATACATTAAATAGAGTTGGAATGAAGCTAGCCGAAAAGGATGTAATCGTTCTTGAGGAAATGAAAGTAGACTTGTGTTCAAGTGCTCCATTAAAATATCAAGGGCCAAGAACCTCTTATTACAAAGGACAAAAAATCTCAGGTACTGGTAGCTATGCTTTAGAAATTTCATCCGAGAAAATAGTAAAAGATCTTTCTTTATACGGCGTTGTTCCCAGGAAAACATATATTTGTGAGTTCCCCAAGAATCTGGGTAGTGAATATTATCCCGGGTTTGTTGCCGGGATGCTTAGTGGCGATGGATCAGTCGGAACAAGAACGAATCATGGAAGAAATATTTTAACTCTAAGGTCATCATTTGCTGGTAACGAAGATCTTATTGAAACTATAAGAGGAATCTTAATCGACAACGTCGGATTTAACCCAAAAAAGAATATTAGGAAATGCTCCACTTCTAAAAATCTATTCCTGCTTGAGCTTAATAAAAATGAAACATTAAACATGTATAGATGGATGAAAAACAGAGGAATATCTCTCATGCCTAGAAAAAATAAAATCATAGAGGATTATATAAAAAATTACCCTGGAAAATGTAAAGTTTTGTCGGGGGTTGCATAATGCCTGGATTGGGAGAGAATACACCTATAAAGCTACAATTTAGCAGAGAGAATTTCAACGCTCTAATCGGTAGACATTCTCAGCCTATAAGATGGTTAGAATCCACAAAATGTCCCTGTATTGGAGACAATTTAAAAGTTGATGAAAATTGCGCTTTCTGTAATGGCAAGGGAGTAACTTATTCTACTCAGACTGAATCTATAAGAGTTGAAAAGGTAAAAGCTCCTATTGATGGAGTTATCGAATTATCGAATGTGATATCTGTCCGGGATTTTTCCGGGAACGACTACCCGATAACCGCTTCAGAGTGCGTAACCTACGCTACAGGAGTTTTAAAAGGTAGAGACTACCAGGTTATGTACACCGAAGACATAACACAATCAGGGACCGGTACTGCAGAGTATATCGATGATAAGTTATATAAAATTGATCTTCCAACACTTGTTGATTTCGGGACAGTTCAAGGAACAATCTTATCGGTTACTGCTTTAGTCAATTGTACTCCGTTGACAGTGACTTCTATTTTTAGGAATTGTTTTGAAATATCTGAAGTTATTTCTTCCACCGATATAGTCACAGTCTCTTATACATACGTTAATCCGTACCAATTTGCATTGGTAAACAATAATTTTACAAAAGATATACAAAAATATCTCGTCGAGAAGGGCGGTAGTGGGATAATGATTTTCCCGCAAAGATGGACCGTTGACTCCGGGGATATTGTGGTTGCTTTAAATTCAACTCAATTACAAAAAGTTATCATCAGGTCTACGGGAGACAAAGACTCTCTTCCTAATTTCTACCTGGATAAACTGGGAGATGCCTATTCTATTCGATTAGGTGTTGCTCATACTTTTGAACCGGATGTAGATTTTGTTATTTACAAGAATAATCAGATAAAATGGGTAACTACCAACAAACCAGAAGAGAAAGAACAGGTAAGTTTTCGGTATTCCTATAACACCGTTTACAGAGTCCTTCAAGATATGCCGGATCCACGAACAAGTGAAGACAATCGGTTCCCTCGAAAGGTGGGACTGCAGCTTATGGCCGGATATAATGCAAGGGAGGGATTCTGATGATGACATTATCAATAGTTCCTGCTGATCCTGCCTTGGTTGAGCTCATAGGTGCTCTTAATTCAATTGGTTCTGGTGTTGGGCTTAGAGCTACAGAACGGGCTCTAGGGGCTCTCTCTGTAGCAGTAGCACGAAGCTGGCAAAACTCAGTAGGACCTAATTATAGAATAGAGAGAAAAAAGGTAACTCCGTTTTCTTACAGGATATCTTCTAAAGATAAAATGGTTCATTGGTTAGAATATGGATTGCCTTCGTATGATATGAGGATGACACATCCTTTCGGAAAAAAAGGCCGTGTTGTAAAGCCTAGAATGATAAACGGAAAACCTGTTAGATCGTGGGAAGCTACAAGAAAAGACGGTTCTAAATACCGGGTGTCTGCCGGAGATGAGTATTTGATTATTCCCTTCAGAAAAAAAACGAAAGGTGGCAAAGCTCCTCAAGGGCAAAAAACACTTGAAGATGTTTATCCGGAAATAAAAAAACAAATGGCTGAGGACGATTTCAAAAGAACTACAGTTACAATGTCTGCCGGTGATCCTAGCAATACTAAAGTTTCTCCTAATGCTATGGGAGAGCAGATAAAAAGGGCGCAATATTCCTGGGGAACTAAATTCAATCTACCGGATACATCTGAATATGAGAATCTGCAGGGACTTGGGGCTATGGGAACTTCTAAACAAAGTTCTTTTATGAATTTTCGTGTTGTATCTGTAAATTCTGCAAATGGGTCGTGGCTTCATCCGGGGATAAAAGCAAAGCATTATCTATCCGGTATTGTAGAAAGAGGACAGGATCAAATGCAAAGCATTATAGAGTCTGCCATAAAAAAGGATTTAAGCATATGACAGTAGCTTACAGTTATCTTCCAGTAGTGGAAGAGGTATTAATCGAAAGACTTACGAAATATTTATATGAAGATTGCAAATGGGCCGATCAGTTTCCGAAATTCCCACAAGTGAGAATTAACAATGAATACCCATGGGTACCGTTTATGGCTTCGGAGGATTCATTTACAAATGGGTGGCTTGATCTTAATAAAGTTTCAGAAACTCTTTTCCCTGCAGCTACAATAATTACTTCTCAGGATAACAAGTCTCCTGACAAATTCCAGAAATTAGAACCGACAACTCTTTATAAAGAAGAATTCGACGATTTTAAGGCTCAAGCTTTAACGGACGGATTTTTAATATCTCCCGAAGCGATAGAGTCTATGGAAACTTATTTTCTTACAAATAATGAGCTTTATGGATTATATACTTCATGGCAAAGACAAGATACGATCAATATTGATATAACAACCGATGATCAAACGAATATAAAGAACAGGCTATATGACTTGATTTCTCTTTTTTTAGTGGGTCAAGGGGCTCTCAGTATGAAGACAGATCTTGACATAGCTATTTTGAATCAAACAGTAAGTGGTAGCAGATCTGGAATATATAATAATGATTTTGGAAGAGTATTGAGAGGTTCAACAATTCAATTTAATGTTGATTACATAATCTCTCAGGTGTTCTATAATACATCAGCTCTGACAATAAATGAAATTGTAATAGACCATACTGTTTCTGTCTTAGGAGGTTAAGGATGAGCAAAGAAAAAGAAAAGGATAAAAGAAAATATCCAGTAGATTTTTATTTAGAAAAATCAAAGCATCCTGTTCAAATACAACGGATGATGAGAGATCTTTTTAAGGGTCAAGCTAAGACCATTGAAGAGTGGGAAAATGCAGACAATCAAATAAATAATAGGAGGTGCTAGGATGGGCGTTAATCCAGCTACGTTTTCAAGTGCGGGACAAATATCTCAGCATTATATTCCGGGGGCTTATTCCCGTAGGAATTTTGTATCGAATGAAGGTGGAGGTGTTTCTTCTGGAAATATTTGCATTTTGGGCTATGCCGATCTTGGCGAACCTCAGAAGCTAGTAGTATTTGACAGTGCTAATGATGCAAGGGGTGCTTTATCTGGCGGGGAAGGACTAGAAGCTATTATTCAGGCTTTTGCTCCAGGTAACGACCTCACACCTCAGCAAGTCGGGTTTATCCGGGTTAATGATGGGCTACAATCAGGTAGAACTCTTCAAAAAAGTTCTGTCGATTCACTAACAGTAAAATCTTTTTCATACGGTGTTCCGATGAACCAGGTTAGACTTAAATTTTCTGCCGGAACTGTTGTCGGGTCTCACAAGATCCAGACTGATTATAAGGGCGACCTGTACGAACTGGATGATGTCGAGAGAGAATCCTTTCTTATCCAATATACCGGAGCCGGATCAGCAGCAGTAATAGATATAACCGCCACTAAATTAACAACTACTATCACAGCCGGTGCGGGTGGCGAGGATCTTGATATTACATTAAGCGAATTGCCAACAATCAGTGAAATTGTACAGTTTATCAACAATCAGACTGCCTATACAGCTTCTATTCTTACAGGGGTTGTGACTGAGAAATCAATAGAACTTGACATGATCGCGACTGAAAGCATTCTTGCAAGTGCCTATACTGTTAAATCTGACTACCAGGCAGTATATGAAGCTCTTTTAGCTTCTAATAACTATCTCGGAACTGTCACAAAAGAAGGAACTGACAGAAGTGTTCCTACTTATGATTCTGATTATATCTACTTGACTGGTGCTACTTCTGGAACATTCACAACTACCGATGTTACGGCGGCATTAACAGTTTTGGAGCAGGAAGATGTTCAGCTCTTAGCTACTCATTCAACGGATTCAGCCGTACATGTATTGATTAAAAATCATTGTGTAGACATGAACTCTGTCGAGGGGCGTAGAGAGAGACAGGCGTATCTTGGTGGAGCTCTCGGAGAAGATAATGCTTCTATTTCAGCAAGGACTCTTATCCTGAATTCTTCATTCGTTTCGCTTTGTTCTCCCGGTTATTACCAGTTTGATGATAATGGAGATGAGTTTCTTTATTCTCCTGCATACTTAGGATGTAAACAGGTTGGTATGGTCTCCGCGTTGGCTCTTAACAATCCTACTACATTTAAGACTATGAATATTCTTAGATGGGAGAAAGATTATACTCGATCTGATAAAAACGCACTTATTAAGAACGGTGTTCTTTTGGGTGCTAAAGACCAGGACGGTGTTTATATCACTGTAAGATCTTTAACTTCTTATCAGGGATCTTTGCTGCAACAGAATGAAGCCTCTATTATGAGAGAATCTTTGTATCAAAATGCAGATCTAAGAACACGTATGGAAAAAGCTTTGATTGGAACTCCTAATCTCGGAAATGATCAGCTTGCAACTGTAGATTCAATTTTTGAGAGAGCAATTGCAGACTGGAACGGACTTGGAATAATCGTTCCAAGTGGTTCTGCTTTATACTCCGGGTATACAAGAAGAATTGTTGCTGATCAAATAATAATCGAATTTAACACCTGGAATACAGCGCCGACAAACTTTGTATTCATCACTCATAATATATCTGTTTTAACACAGGTTTAGGGAGGTTGTAGATGGGTTTACCTAATGCTACTGAAAAACTTATCCAGCAAGGGGCTTGGTGTAACGTTGTAATATACGATGCCGACGCCAACAGAAAAACTCTTGGGCTGGTTCAAAATGCCTCGTATAATGAGGATTTTAATGTCGTTGATGCAATGTGTATAGGTTTCTTTGGTCCTGTTTCTCAGGATTCTCAGAACTATAAATGTACATTGTCTATTGGTACTTATGTTCCTTTAAATCCTCGGGAAGAAGTGACAGTGCCATACCTGGATAGTGGAACTACAACTATCCAGCAATTAATAAAAACAAGATCTGACATTTCTATCACAGGTAAAGGAACGGTCCTTTCTCAGATAGACTTTGTTGACTTGCAAGCCGGTGTAGTTTACAATTCCTTTAATCAGTGTATCATTACGTCAAATGGAGTGACTATCGGAGCTGCAACTTACGTAACCTCAAATATCCAAATGACATGTATTGAAAGAACACTATAGGGGGATTAATGTTTGAAGAGAACAGTTTGATTGGGAAAATTGCGAAAGGTGAATATCCCAAAAAATCAGTTAAAACTAAGTATGGTAATTTTACAGTGCGGTTTTGTTCTGGAAAGGACAAGACTGTAATTACTAAAAAATTATCGACAAAACTTGGAGGTCTTCCAGTAGATTCCATACCATCGGAATTTTATGGAAGAGCTTTAAGAGATGTTACGTTGAGTGTTGCGATAGTGGAATATCCTTCGGATTTTCCCGATGAATTTAAAAGGGATGATATTGAAGATTTTCCCGACGAGGAGGTGAAGAACAGGCTATACAAACTGTTCAGCACGTTTTCATCTGACACTCAGGACTCAATATCAAGAGAGCCTTGAGGATATAACAGAGGTCAATTATGAGATGGAAATTAGGACATGGTTCATGGAAAAATATTCCCTTCTCCCTTTTGACTACCGCTATATCGAGACTCCATTTGAGTGGATGGAGTTTAGCTTCTTAAGATACATGAATAAACCTGATCCTGATCTTGTCCGCGATTATTACCTGGACAAGAAGTATAAGGAGAAGGAATCTGAAAAAGAAGTCGAATTCGTTAATAATCAGTTTGACCAATATAGTGATTATGACGAAGAGACAAGAAAGATGATTTTGGAAACTTTAAGTAAGGGTGCGAATTGATGGATACAAGCTTAAATTTATCACTACAAGATAATGTCAGTCAATCATCAAGGCGTATCGCTTCTGAGTTAGACGGAATTGCCAAAAGTGCTGATGGGATCAATTCAAAATTTGATCCCTCAGTTTTGGATGAATTTGATAAAAAACTTACCCAAATCGGGGAATCTTATACAAAATTAAATAATTCTCAAAAAAGAAACGATCAGCAAAGTGTAAACGGAATGAGACAGGCACAGTCTATGATCTCTTCTTCTGGTACTGCTTTGGCCCAGGTCGGTAGTGGCAATGTCGGCGGTGCCGCCATGACTGCCGGGAAAGGATTATCTGGACTTGCATCTATGTTGGGCGGCCCTGCGATGCTGTTTGCTGGAACCGCTATGGCAGCAGCCGTTGGTGGTAATGCTCTTGCTTCTCAGTATGAAGGTAGATCCGGTGCGGCGCAAACCTTAGCTACTTTAACAGGGGATATGGGATCTACTGATATCGGTCAAAATACTAACGCTCTACGAAAAGCTATGGCATACACGGTAGCCTCGGTTACTAAGTACGGCAAAACATATGAAGAGGGTGCAAAAGCGCAAGAAACTTTTTTAAGAGCAGGGGGAAAGGATCTTAACGAAAGTCAAGCGGCAGCGTATTCTCTTGCTAGGGGCGCTAATTACCAACAATTATCCTCTTTTGAAGGGATGGCTCAAAGATATGGGCAAAGCGATTCTTTGCAGCTTGTGGATGCCTTGCGAAGACAACAAGGGTTAGGAATCGGACAGTTTGGAGAAGTTCTGGAAGGGATAGAAGGCGCTTTTACTGCGTCATTATCTCGTGGGGCCGCTCGGTCCATGCCAGATATAATGAGAGCTCAGGAATTCTTTGGTAGGATCGGTCCCACGTTCCAGGGTGCGTTGGGGGCTCAAAGACTTCAAGGCATGGATCAAACCGTTGCTGGTGCTGGTAGTCTTCAAAGTGAGAGTGATATATTTCTATGGAGGGCGGCTACTAAAATAAGAGAAGAAGAAAACCCAGAAGGAAACCTGATAGACACCAAGATTTTAATGGAGAAAGAGGGTCTTTCTGCTCGAATGTTTAAAGGTTTAATGGGAGAATATAAAGATTTTGGCTACGGAGAAGTGGAAACTACGTTGGCAATACAGGACCAGTTCAAAGTCGGACCTATTGTAGCAAGGGCTATGTATAATCTTAAAGATGAAGAAGCGATCTCGGAATATTTTAAAGTAGGGGGACTACCTGAAGGACAGGGAGGAACGGTAGAAACGCAATATATCGGAGATGTGGAAAGATTAAAACAGGCCGTCGCTGGAGTCATGGGTGCGGAAGCTTTTGACTTGAGAGCTAAGACTATAGGAGCCACAGAGGATATGCTCAATGCTTTTAAGGATTTCTTTTCGGGGGCTGGAGGTGTTACGACAGAGGGGATAACGGCAGATAAGATTGAGGCAGCACAGCTTGAAGTTGGACGGATTATTGAAGCGCAAGGTTATAGCAATGATGTTCTTAATCCATTGCAGACAGCCGGACCAAATAAATACGGCGTACAATATAAAATTGCCGAAGTCTTAAAAAAGGGTTCTTCAGAGTCGATAATAGCCAATCTTATAGGTCCAATGATGCTGGAAGCTACCAGTAGGAGCAGCCCTGGAGGAATCAACTTAACCACAAGTGAAGCAAGTGAGATAGTAGCCAGACTGGAAACCCTAATAACGGCAACTGAGGATGTTGCAGCGGCAAATAGAGAAGATGCTACCTTGGACATTTCTGGTAGTGGAACGGGCGACCAGCAATAATGAGTACCTATAAAAGAACTCCTCAGTGGAATGTAGTGATAAGAAGACCTGATTATTCAAGAGATTTAGGAATAGGTGGAAGTACTCTTTCTTACAAAAAAGTTCCGGAATGGTCAAAAAGCGGAGTCCCTACAGACAAAATAAGGTTTGTATCTTCAGAGAGTCTTTCTGGTGGTGCTTTTGAATATACCGACCTGATAGAATACGAATATGATAATTCTTTAAAAAATGTTTCTAACCCATTTTCTTTAAAACTCACTCCTGCCCAGGATGTTTTGGGCTTGTCCTGGAAAGATAAAATACTTGCCAGTGATATTGTTTTTATATCAGAATTTGGGAAACTAAGATTTATTGGTATTGTGGGTGGTACAAGCTACTCAATGAGCCTTAACAATGAAAAGCCGAACAGATCAGTATCAATCACGGGAACATCTTTCGGTGGTAAACTTGAAAGCTTCAATATCCCAATGAATGTATATTTGTGGTATACGCTAGGAACTACTGCAGATCAAGAAAATACAAAATTTATTGCTGCTTTAAATTCAAAGGTAAGTGAAAAACAATCTCTTAAGGATATATTTACATCAATAAAAAACGGATTCTTCGAGGTTGCTTTTGGAGCGAACCAGGATGGGTTTTTGTCTTTAATGAATGAGTTTTTCCAGTTAGATATCGATAACCTTGTTGCTCGTTACCCGTTGAATCTGAAACCATACCAAAGAGATTCTAATACTTTGTGGAGTATTTTTAGACAGATACTTCCAGAGCCGGTCTATGAAATCTTCGGGCGGTTTGAAAGAGGTAAATATAAACTTATATGTCGGGAAACTCCTTTCGATGCGAGAGAGTGGGGAGAACTCACAATAACAACACTCAATCCTCTTTACCTCTTGGAGCAAAATTTAAATGATTCCGATGCAGAAGTCTATACACATTATTTTTCACAAATGCCGAATTCTGCTTTATCTCAAAACGAAATATATGCTAATAAGCAATTAAGTGATGTTTCTATCTTTGATGAAGATAAGCTGAAAATCTATGGGTATCGTCAACTTCAAGCGACATTCCCGTTTTACGACCTAGACGAAGGAAGAGAATTCAGCTCTTTGGATTTCCTTAAAAAGAATTCCGCCAGAATGTATGCCTGGTACACCAATAACGTTGAATTCCAATCAGGGACCATTACAATGATGACTGTCCCTGAAGGTGAAAACAACGAGTATATAAACGTAGGGGAGAGGATCCGTTACCTAGAAGGGGCCTCTTCGAGTATAGAGTTTTATGTTGAGGGGGTTACTAGGAAAATGTCCTATGGCCAGACAATGACATCTAAATATTCCGTAACGCGAGGCTATGAATATGGTCATAAGTCTGTTAAAATTGGTGGAATAACACTTGGGACTCCACAGGTTAAAAAGATTAGTCAGTTGGGTCGGAAGCTTTTACAGGCAGAACAAGACATAACGGGAAGGAAATAGAGTTTGAAAAAGATCAGGATTAACGCTAAACCTAAACCAGTATCGCAAAGAAATGCTTTATCTTCTCTCTATGATAGCAAAATAGCTATCACTTACGGTTTTGTAGATAGTAACAATACTGATGGAACATGCAATGTTGAACTTCTTACCGGGTTTGTTGTTGAAAGAGTGAGAATCCTATCTGATGGTTTTCCCGGAAAAGATCCCGTAGTAGGGGGGATCACCTATCCTCCTATAGAGTCTCAAGTAATAATCCTTCACCCTATAGATGATATAAATTCCGGATTTATTCTCCCGGCTCCTTTAGATGATAAAGATACTGATGTTCAATCAGAACTGCTCGACCAGGGGAATAAAAAGATATTGCCAGGAGGGTGGACATTTGCGTATGATCCCGAACTGGGGAAATATACGGTTTCAAATGGAGACTTTTTTGAATTGGATATTGATCCAGACACAGAAATAACCACACTTGTGGATTTTCACGAAAACAAGTTCACATTAAATTCCGATGGAATATTGGTAGAAGATACCAACGGAAATACGATCAGCATGGAAGCCGAAAAGGTTTTAATAAATGGGAACTTAGAGGTTCTGCAATAATGGAATTAATCGCGGTGGAAGGATTAACAATAGCTCATGAGGCTGGTTCTCCGGTGTCTGGGGGGTCGTTTTCCGTCACGAGTACTCCTTCTGTCAAGATGAATGTTTTGGGAAACGGGGTCTATCGAGGAACTTTAGCTTTTACTTTTACTGGAGGGTCTCATTCTTCCGGAACATCTGGTTCTGCTTTGGGATCAGGAACTATAAATTTCACAGCTACAAAAAATAAGATTGACGGGCAATTCGTATTAAGAGAGAATGATAGCGGGAGTATGACCGGTACTTATGTTCCTCCAGCTACTCCACCGCCAACAGTGCCTTTTACATCTAAGGTGGAAATATCTGTTGCCGGGCAAGTTAAGTATTCAGGAGAATAATGATGTTTGATGATCTTTATAAAAAATCTATATTCTTTGAAATATTGTCAAACAATCCTGCAGGGTTGCCGCAGACAGTGAAAGAATCGTTTGCTTTTACAATACCTCCGACAAGTTTGAGCATAACTCAGACTCAAAGGGTGACAAACACTCCTACCCCCGGTGGTTTTTTCGTAGATAACTATGGATTAGGTAGTGCGAAAATAAATATTAGTGGAGAAACGGGGAACGACGAAGCGAGATTGACGGTTCTAGGACCGGGTAAAGCTCCTAGAAGATTGACCGGGAAAGAAGCATACTTTGAGTTTAGAGACAGGATAATGCGTTATTCTCAAAAAGATCAGAACTATACTATGAGATTTTACGACCTTACACATAAAGGGTCCAGAACCCCATTTATACTTGGTAGAGTCTCAAAATATACAGAGGCTTGGGAAGTCGTACTTGATGAGTCCTCTTTGAATCGTGGTTCACAGAAACCGTTCTTCTATCCTTATTCAATCTCGCTGACAGGAATAAGACCATTAGGTACTTTTAATTCTAGCCTTCTCAGTAATGCGATTACTTTTCTAAGTTCTATTAGGGATACGATTGATACTGTAACTGGAGCGGTGGCAGGATTTAGAGAAGAGGTTGAATCTTTTCTTGATTCAAATTATGAGTTTTTTGATTCTATAACGGAAATATTCACATCGGTAACGGCATTCACTGGTCAATTTACCCAGTTCGGAGACCTTTTTGTTGAATATGAGCAAAAGCTTGGTGGTTTGTTCGAGGATGTCATATCAGAGACTGACGAAATACTTCAAAATGGGATTCAAATTATCTCCTTTCCTTACAATACCGTTGAAACGGCAAGAGTAATTCTCGAACAAGTAAGAGATCAAACAGAATCTTTACTTGCCACCGCCAATCTTTCCGGTCGGGGAACAATGGATCCATATGATTTCGAGAACGATATAGATGCTGTGTCAGCGATTGGTCTTGCTATCAACGACATAGAAGTACCATTTAATGAGATAATGCGTACAGCAAAGCAAGACTC